AATCATACTGTCCTTGCGGTCAAGAACAGTAAAGTTTACGGAGTATACTACAAGAATATGACGGCGGCGCAGATAAATGCGCACTGCCGAGACAAGATGCAGTTTGAGCTTGCGATTATGCTTGACGGCGGACACATTGCGGCTATCAACGGTGCGGAGAAATTTGCAAAAATAAATACATCGCAAATACAGGGGTATGGCATTCAGTTTGTATAGAAACTACCGAGAATTTTTAGATAGTTATTAAAATAAACCAGTCCAAAATTTGAATGACCAAAAAACTAACAACTAAGGATTTTTAATAGTTAAGGAGAAAAACAATATGCCATACATAACAGACGGACGAATAACAAAGAATTTCACACTTGCCGAAATGACAAACAAGCAGGCTTCTGACACTGTAAGACTCGTCCTAACACCAGAAGTCGTTGCACACGCACAGATGATGCAAGAGCTCCGTGACTGCTATGGCAAGCCGCTTAATGTGTCAAGTTGGTACAGGACGAAAGAGTTCAACAGAAAATGCGGCGGAGCATCAAACTCCGCCCACCTTGATGGCCGCGCGACCGACATAAACAATATCAACACCAAGGACAACGAAACCGTAAAGCGCTTTACACACTGGTGGCAAGCCATATGCACTGTACACGATAAAATCGGAGGAGTAGAGGTGTACAGATGGGGAATGCACTTCGACAGCTATTCGGATAAGTTTGGCTATAAGGCTTTTAGATACAAGGATAACAGGTAGGAGGATTAGGCTTATGGATTGGACGACTATAATTGTTGCGCTTATATCGTGTATAGGTACGGCGGTTGGTTCGGCGTATGGGATCAAAAAATCTACTTCGCTCGTTGAGTATAGACTGTCGCAGCTCGAAAAGAAGGTGGATTTACATAATAATGTGATAGAACGTACATATAAACTTGAGGATCGTGCGGATGTGACAGACGAGCGTATAAAGGTTGCAAATCACAGAATAGAAGACTTGGAGGGGAAAACGAGATGACAAAGAAATGGATTAAGGCAGCGGCGGTGCGCGCCGTTAAGACCGTAGCACAAACAGCTGTAGCTACGATAGGCACGGCGGCAGCTATGGGACAGGTGGACTGGCTGCTTGTGGGCAGTGCGAGCATACTCGCGGGCGTACTCAGTTTGCTTACAAGCATAGCGGGGCTGCCGGAAGTAAAAGAATGAAGATTTAAAAGTCGATGAAAAGTGGACGGGTTTCGTCTACTTTTTTCTTGTTTTTTGATACTGTAAAAGCAGGATAAGGAGGGCGTATATATGGAGAGGATGACTTTGTCAAAGCTTATGGCAAGTGTGGATAAGAATAAGGCGAATGCGTATTCGGAAGACCAAAAAACAGAATGGACAAACAAGCTCGAAGGAATAATACAGGTTGAATTACAGAAGAAAGATTTAGACGATGTTATAAGGTATATTTGGGACGATGATAAGGAAACAGAATTGATTGTGCCGTACCCGTACGCGGATATCTATATTTATTATCTTTACGCGATGATTGACTACGAGAACAGGGAAATCGAGAGCTACAACAACAATATGTCGCTGTTCAATGAAGCTTATTCGCAGTATGAGGCGTATTGGAAAAAGAACAATCCGGGCAGCAATCAGTTTATAAATTATTGGTAGGAGGAAGATATGAGATTACCGCAAATGAGATACAACCTTCCGCGTACAAAAATGCAGGTTATTGAATTTAAAGGGTATAATGCCAATCCCGTGATAGTCGACGGTGAAATGTCGGACTGCAAGAATCTCACGTCGGACAAATACCCCGTGCTTGCACCGAGACTGCCGCGAAAAATAATCAAGAGCGACCTCGAATCACCTACGGCTATGTATGTGCGAAACGGTAAAACGGCCTACATAGACGGTGAAAAATTCTATTATGACGGCAAGCAGAAGGGTGTTGTTGCGGCAGGGGAAAAGCAATTTGTTTCGATGGGAGACCGTATAATCATCTTCCCCGACAAGTGCATCTATGACATTTCTGATGATAACTTCGATACGCTTGACAAGAGCATAGAATCGACAACCTTTACATTTACTAAAAATTCTATAAAGCAGGCAAACAGCGAAACTGCACCCGGAGAGAAGTTCCCCTTTAAGTCCGGCGATGCTGTTACGATAAGCGGAAGCGATATCGCGATGAACAACGGAACATTTGTTGTTAAGAGCGCGAGTGATTATGAGCTTAAATTCGCTGATAATACATTCACGGAGACTAAATCGGACACCAAGGTTACGAAAGTGACGATAAAGAGAGAAATTCCCGACCTCGAATATGTTTGTGAGTACAACAATCGTCTTTGGGGTGTTGCGGGAAATACTATATACGCGTCAGCACTCGGAAAACCTGAAAACTTTAATATTTTTAGCGGACTCGCATCGGATTCGTATAGCGTAGAAGTCGGAAGCAGCGGCGTGTTCACAGGCTGTATAGGATTTGGAACGCACATAGCATTCTTTAAGGAGCATTGTGTTCACCGTCTGTATGGCAGCAAGCCGTCAAATTTTCAGTTTGCTGATATACAGTCGCAGGGAGTAAGAGCGGGGGCGCATAAGTCGATAGTTAATGTGAGTGATAATATTATCTATCTTTCGCTTTCGGGGATTATGGATTATACGGGCGGCACTCCCGACATATTTTCGCAGAATTTCGGTACACGACGCTTTTCGCAGGCTGTAGGTGGCACGGACGGCAGCAAATATTACGTGTCGCTTAAATCGGGCGACAAATGGGAACTGTTTGTGTATGACTTTGGGAAAGGTATTTGGCTTAAAGAGGACGATACGCACGTTTTAGACTTTTCTTATGATGAGGGCGTGCTCTATATGCTCTCTTCTGATAAGAAGATATACGCGCTTTCGAGTGAAAATGTTGTAGATGAGATCGTTGATTGGTACGCAGAGTTTGGGGAAATGACTGAGGGTGCCGACGAAAAGAAGATACACACGAAGTTTAATTTGCAGTTTGAGCTTCTTGAGCCGAAAGCGTCGATTGCAGTATACATCAACGAGGATCGAAAGGGCTGGAAAGAGGTATACAGAGCGGCGTTCAGTGAGAGAAAAACGGTGAGCATACCGATAGTGCCGACGAGGTGTGACTTTTTGAACATTAGAATTGTCGGCAGGGGACAGGCGAAGATATTTTCACTGTCAAAATCGGTTCTTGTTGGGAGTGATGAAAATTGATACTTAATAGTGTAAATATAAAGACGGCAGGGAAGAGCACGGAACAGCTCATAGAAGAGATCGTTGAAGCGATAAACACGCTCCAGCAGAATGTACAGCTTGCGCTTCAAAACGTGGATATGTCCGATGTTGTGAGCGAGTTCGGCGTTTCACTTGAGGTACTTCTCAAGCAAGGTGCGCTGAAAGGCGAAACAGGTGCGCAGGGTGCGCCCGGGCGAATATGGCTTCCGGATATTGATGCTGCGGGCAATATTTCGTGGACGCTTACGGATATGGGCGGTGTTACCCCAGAAGTGAGAAATATTAAGGGAGCAAAGGGCGAAAAAGGAAACGACGGTGCAGGTGTGCCCGCAGGGGGAAGTGCAGGGCAGATACTTGTCAAATTATCAGACGCAGATTATGACACTGCGTGGAAAACGGTTTAGATGGAAGGAGAAAAGAAAGATGGCAGGCTATAAAATAGGTTCAAAAAAAGGTCAAGATATTGCAAACAATATGAAAGCAGGAAGTACATATAAGGCGAGTGACGGAAGCACTTGGAAGAAAAATTCTGACGGTTCGGTTTCTGTTACGACTAAAAACGGAGGATTCACAGCAAATGCGTATCAGAGCCAAAGTAAAAATACATCAACGAACGTAAAGAAAAGCTCTGGCAGCAAGAGCTCATCTTCAAACCGATACAGCACAACCGTTTATGACAAAGCGGGGAATGCTCAAGGTGGATATATTGAAAACGGTCTTACATTTCTCAATAATGGAGCAAGACTTCCTGACGGATATTCTTCGATAGATGCACAGGGCAGAAAATGGACTATGCAGAACGGGCAGGGTGTGCTTGTGCCAGGCGGCTCAGGTAGTAGCCGTATAACGAATAAGGGAAAGTATCAATATTCGGGTGAGGGCATAGATGCTGTTATGAAAGCAGCGGAAGCGGCACTGAACTCACAACTTGGTTATGATCCCGATCTCGATTATGGCACGGCTTTGGACTATAGCTTTGCGTCTGGAATGGGCTCAGATCAGATGAGAAATCTTTATCAAGGCTACCTCAATAAAACTTATGAATCACCGTACACTAAATACGATGATTCGGAAAGAAGGGCAAAATATGAGAAGTATATAGCAAACGCCCAGGAGCTGGAGGCATATACAAAATATATGGAGGATATGGAGAACTATAAAAGTCAGTATGATGACGATATTCAAGAGGTTTTGTCGTCACTACGAAATAGGGAAGCGTTTTCGTACAATCCTCTTGAAGACGATCTTTATAATATCTATGCGGGAGAGTACGGGCGACTTGGCGATGCGGCAATGAACGACACACTTGCAGAGTATGCGGCGATGACAGGCGGTATGCCATCTTCTTATGCTATGTCGGCTGCACAGCAGGCCAAAAGCCGATACGATCAAGAATTACAAAATATAATTCCCACATTGCAGGAGGCAGCGTACAACAGGTATCAAAACGATTTTAACAGCAGTTATCAGCTTCTTTCGGCGCTGTCAGACCTTGATGTCGGAGATTATAACAGGTTCAGCAAAAGAATGAGTGACGGACTTTCTATAAGTCAGTATTTGAGTGAACTCGCAACAAACAGGTATGATAATATCGTGGCCGGTAAGGCATCAGCCGAACAAAATGCGATAGAAAATGCACTTGCGCAAGCCAAACTTGATGAAACGATGAGACATAATCAAGCAAGCGAATCTGTTTCAAGAGGTAATCTTGCGCTTTCACAGCAGAAATTCAATCAGCAACAGAACGATTCAGACGCTGTGTCCTACGGATATCATTGTATGGTGAATGGTCTTGATCCTGAAACGGGCGAAGAAGTGGGTTTGACAGGGAATGCGTGGGTTAAGAAGTACGGATATCTTTTTACCGATAGTCAATTCAAGGACTTTATGAAATATGTGAATGATGACGAAGAAGGGCTTTTGTTGTAATCGGGGGATAAAATGGCAAAGAAAACGATGACAGAGCTTGCAAAAGTGGGCAAGGCAAGAAAAAACACTACACCGACGAAACAAAAACAGTCGGGTAGTAACACAAGCGCATTAGGACTTGCGGCAAGCAGTGCGGCTGCTGCGGTGCCGAAAAAGACAGTGGCAAAGACAGAACAGCCGAAGAGAACAGAAAAAAGGAATATGAGTGAATTTGCAAAGGCAGGCAGAGCAACGGCAAACAGAGCTTCGGCATCGACACAGAAAACATCATTGCAGCCCAAACCTGCAGTATCTCTTCCCGAATATCAAAACGACCTTTTGCAGAGAGGGATTCCAGCAAGTGCACGGGCGGTAAGTGATGCAGGACTTAAACCTGTTGACGGCGGGCTTGACAGAGTGAAACTTGCGGCGATAGGTGCTGCGAAGCAGTCCGTAGGTTCTTATGGTGCAGGAATAGGCGTAATTCCCGCACTTGAAGACAAGTGGAGACAAGACGCAGGAATGCGCAGCTCAAATGACATTGCGGCGGAGCTTGAAGAAGAATATAAGTCGGCTACGGGACTTCGTAAAGCACAGCTTGCACAGGATATAAAGAAATTCAGAGAGCGTGGTTCTATGGAAGGCGGCGGCATACAGCTCATAGATAAAGGCGGCAGTCTTTCGGATTCGGGAAGCCGAGATGTACTTTCCGCCAAGCAGGGACTTGGCGCCCTCGGCAAGCTTGCGATTGATGTCGGTGTTGGCGCAGAGCAGATGGGACTTGATATTGCCGCAGGCGTGCTTACGGGCGGCAATATGCTCTTTCCTATGGCAGAGAGAAGTTTCGGCGGCGGCACACACGAGGCGCTGCAGAACGGCGCTTCGCTTGAAGCTGCCGCGGCATACGGAGGACTTTCCGCTGCTGTTGAAGTCGGAACAGAAAAGCTCTTCTCAATAGCGGCACCGCTCAAAAAGGCGGCGGGAAAAGGTCTTGGCGATGAGGCTATTGAGAGGGTTGCGAGAAAGGCTTCCTTTGACTTCATAAAATCAAAAGAGGGGCGCGATCTTGCGCAGGCACTTGTACGCACGGGCCTTTCGGCAACATCGGAAGGAGCGGAAGAAATTATCGCGGGGCTTGTGAATCCTGCACTCAAAGGTGTAATACCTGCAATAGATGAGCGTTCGGGAGTACAAGGCTATTTTGACGCGACGCGTGAAGGATATGCGAATCTCGACCTTAAAGAGGTGCTCTACGAGGGACTTGTCGGCGGTCTTATCGGCGGAATGTTCGGCGGCGTAGGTGAAATCAATACATACAGGGGCGGCAGGTCGATAAATAATCTCTCAAGCAGCAATACTGTAATTGAAGAGCTTGTGCATAACGGCAGAAATTCGAGCAATGAAGCGACGGCGCGCCTTGCAAATGAAGTCGGCGATGTTTACGGAAACGGCGGCAATGTAACAAACTATCAGCTCGGAAAGCTCTATAAAGCCGTATCAGAGGACATAAAGGGCGAGAAGGTAAATGTATCTCCGCGCGATTTTTCTGTTTCTACATTAACAGAAAGGCTCACAGGGGCACAAGTGGACACAGATATAGCAAGGGCAGCGGCGCAGGCATTAAGCGATGTGTTTGAGGGTAGAGAGATATCGAACAGAGCGGCGGAGACGATTATAAATACACCGCAGGCGGCAAACATATTCAGAGAGATGTCTCTTCGAGGTGTCCCCGACGGCACGATGTCCGAGAAGCGTAACGCCATAAAGGGATATGCAAAATCACGCTCTAATTTTGCCACAGGAGCAAGAAATACAGAAAGCCAAGTAGTTGCCAAAATCGTTTCAGACGAAGCGCAGGGGCTTGTAGACGAGTACGCTACAAACGAGATGATTGAGCGTGAAACATCGCCGCAGATATACCGTGATGCCCCGGCGATATATCAGGAAGCGCCGATAACGGAAGCAGTGAGAACTGAGATAAGAAATTACGGCGACAACGGGGCTAAGGCATTTTCAAGCGCGTTCACAGCAGCGAACCGAGGCGGAACATTTACAGGTAATATTCAGTCGAGCAATTTTCCGCGCTGGGCAAAGGCTTTTTCGAGCTATTACAAAGCGGGACTTGCGGGACTTCCGTTTGACAGAGTGCGTGAGACAAACAGAGTGTATGATGCCTATATAGCGGACGACGCGGCGGCAAAAGCATTTCTCTCAGGAGAAAACGACAGAGCAGCATCGCTCGAAACAAGAAAGCGCAATCTGGCGGACGAAAAGACGAATGAGGGTCGCGTCGTTGATATGTCATACGGAAATAAAGTTTCGAGAGAGACAAAATCAACGCTTGAAAAGCTCGCAGAGAAGACAGGAACGAAGATTGTCATAGAAAGCACGCTCGAAGCAAACGGCTTTTATGAAAACGGAGAAATCCATATCGCGGCAGACGCAACAGATCCGCTTCTGGTGGTTGCGAGACACGAGATTACGCATAATCTTAAAGAGATATCGCCAGAGCTTTACGATGCCTTTGAACGGTATGTAATGGGTGAGATGACGCAGGAAGATATAAGTAATACTATCGAGGGGAAAAAAGCGACATACAGAGAAAGCGGTGTCGAGATTTCAGATGAGGTTGCCATAGAGGAAATCGTTGCTGAGTATGCGGAAAACCTCTTTACAGACGAGGCTGAATTTGCACGCCTTGTTGGAGCAGACAGAACACTTGCGCAGAAGCTGCTCGACTTACTCAAAGATTTTATTGCCAAGGTGCGCGGCATAGTATCTGCCGCGGATATTTCCGTGCTTACAGACGCACAGAAGATGTGGCTTGAAATGCTTGATAATACGCAGAGTATGAAGAAGGCAAACGACGACACGAAGCAGTCCATACGATACGATGCCGACAACAAGCCATTCGTTGAGATTGAAGAGGATATTTTGGATGGTGTAGATAGAAGTGATTGGATAAGAACTGTCCGAGATAATCTTAAAGAAAAGTATCCAAATGGCATAGATGTAAAAGGTCAGCACCTTGACATTGACGGGCAAAGCAGAAGGGAGATGACAAGCTCGGAATATACAAAGCGTATAAGGAGAAGACAAAACGAAAGATATGCTGACAAAATGCGTGCGACGAACAATATCGATGAGATAATAGCGGCGGCTTCTGACTGGATCAATGAAGATATAGGTCACGAGAGAAAGGATGCAATTATTGATTTTGCAACAGCGAATGTCAGGATTACAGTTGGAGAAAATGATTATACTGCAAAAGTGCTTGTTGGCGGTAAGAATAACGGCGGAATGAAAGTATACGATATTATAAAACTGCAGCCTATACAAATTGAAAAAAAGAGCCTTTCTTCTGAAATACCGCAGAACGGTAGCAGAGAGAAAAACTCTTCTACTGATAGTATATCCAACGAAGACGCAAAAAGCAACAAGAAATTTTCACTAAGAGATAGTAACGGTAGAAACCTCACGGAAGAGCAGGCAGAATATTTCAAGGATAGTAAAGCGCGCGATGAAAACGGTAATTTGCTTGTAATGTATCACGGCACGCCAAACGATGGCTTTACTGTGTTTGACAGGAGTTATGCGAATCCAGAGGGTGATAATGGAGCTGGATTCTATTTTACAAATATGATATATGATGCAGATGACAATTATGCAAGCGAAGAAAGCGCTGATCTGCAAGCCAAAATAGAGTTATATGCTGAAAGACTAAGCAACAATGAAGATATTGACTATGACGAGGCGCTTGAAATATCAAAGGAAAAGTATATAAAGACTTTCGGGCGATATGAAGTGTATCTCAATATCAAAAATCCTGTAATTGTCGACAAAAATAACGGGACTGTCTTGCTGTCGGGAGAGGAGTATGCAGAGCTATACGATATAGATGATTATGAAAACGAAGATGACTATTACGGAGATGTGGAAGCTGTGCTGGAAGACGATATTGAAAATGTATCGTATGCCTTAGAGGCGATTATTCAAGATACATCTGACGTTACGGGGATTCTCGCGGAAGCGTATTATGACGGCGGTATAACGTATGAAGAATTGAAAACGCGCATCAATGAATTGTACATAGAGGACGAAGATGGGAACGCTGTTGGCAACGGAGTTGCACGAATTGTTGTAGAGGCTTTAGGTTACGACGGTATAATTGACAAGACTGTGGCGGAAAAGTGGGGGTCAAAATCAAACAGGATAAACAAAATGAACATTGACGAGGATACCGTACACATAATTGCATTTAATGCAAATCAAATAAAGAATGTGGATAACAAGAAGCCGACAAATGATGCTGATATTCGTTTTTCGCTTCGCAAAAAAAGCGATGAGGAGAAGTCATACAAGCGTCTTGCGCGCGAGAATAACATACTGCGTGAGCAACTTGAAAGGGCGCGTCGTGAGGTTAAGCGTTCGGACAGAACGGAAGTAGACAGAAAGGTCACAGAACAGTATGCGAAAGAGCTTGTGCGTGAGTACAATTCGGGTATCGAAAGCTCGTATGTAACAGATGAGCTCCTTTCCATATATAAAAATATGGGCGGAAGTGATACTGATTATAGTAATATCAAGGCGAGAGCGACATTCCTTGCGGAGGATATTGTCTCGGCTTCTGAGGTGCTTAACACGGAAATGCAGGATAGCTACGCAGACCTTATAAACAGTGTCAGGAATACGCCGATAACGCTTGCTGAAGCTGACAGAAAAGAGCTTGCATACTATGAAGGCAGCTATAACGATTTCAGAAAAGCAAACTTCGGTAGTATAAAGCTGGTGAACGATGCAAACCTTTCGGTTGACGAATTTTATGCGGGACTTTGTGAAGAATATCCGGAGCTATTTGATGCGGGTATCGCCAATCCTGCCGAGCAGCTTATAGCCATAAGGGATGTGCTCGAAAGACTTGCTCCTGTATACGAGAATCCATATGGCGATTTTTATGATGAGGCGGTTGAAATGCTCTCGCTTGATATCCTCGAAAAATTCTTCGATGTGCCGCAGGCGAAAAAGACATTTGCTGATAATGCAGCAGATAAACTCGAAAGGCAGAAAATCAAAGATGCAAATAAAATGCAGGAGCTGCGTGAGCGAAAAGATGAGCAGATTGCAAAGATAAAGGCAGAAAGCGCACAGAGAAAGAAAGAAGCGCTCAGCAAGGTGCGCGCGGATCGTGACAAAAAAGTCCGCGAGGCGAAGGATTACTATATCAATATGAACAAAGAACGCAAAAGCAAAGCTGACAGGCGCGTGCGTATAAATCAGATAAAAGCGATTACGCGGGATATGGTAAGGAAGCTGCAAAATCCAACAGACAATAAGCATATACCTGAGGCTTTGCGCAGCCCTGTGGCAGAGTTTTTCGCGGCGCTCGATTTTAGAACGGACAGGCAGGGCGCGCACACAAGAGAGGCACTTGAAGGATTGCAGGGAAAACTTCTGCGTATAGCAAACGACATAGAAAAGGGCAAATCGGAGTTTTTCGTTAATATTGATGCCGATCTTGACGGTATGCTGCAATCAATTATTGACAGAGCAGGCGATAAGGCGATAGCGGATATGACGGACAGCGAGGTTGAAGACCTTTACCAGGCGTGCAGAGCTGTGAAATTTATCGTATCTACGGCAAACAAGAGGTTCGCAGAGGGAAGGGCACAGAGTGTCGCGGATACGGGAGAAGCGCTGATATCGGACCTCAAAGCGAAGAAAGACAAAAAAGATGCACGTAATGCTGTTACATCTGAAATCGACAGGCACTTTAATATGAACATCGTAAATCCGCTTGATTTCTTCGACGAGCTCGGCGAAACGGGCAAACAGATTTTCAAGGATCTGCGGCGTGCACAGAATAAAAAAACTGAGGCGCTTGCAGTCTGTATAGAAAAAATGCAGAAGCTCACGGAAGGTACGGAAGCCGTGAAGTGGGGAGAAAATAAGAAAGTGTTTAAAACGGGCGGCGGGCACAGGATAGAACTCACGGATACGCAGGTAATGTCGCTCTATCTTCTCGATAAGAGAGAGCAGGCACAGGCTCATATATACGAGGGCGGTATAAGGGTGCGTAATACGTCAAATGCGCCTGTGAATGTGACGGTCGGCGATGTGGCGAATATAATTGCGTCTCTTTCGGAAGAACAGAAGAAAGTTGCTGACGGTATAAGCCGCATTCTTAACACAGACAGCACAGACTTAATAAACGAGGCTTCTATGCAGGTGTTCGGATATATGAAGGCAAGGGAAAAGCATTATTTCCCGATTGAATCTGACAATGATTTCGTATCGTCTGCGATCGGCGCTGTGCCGGGTGAACCGAGCATTAAGAATAAGGGGCAGTTTAAGGCAACCGTAAAGGGCGCAAACAATCCTATATTGCTCAGCGACATATTCGATGTCTTTACAAAAACGATGGATAATGCGACGACATACAATGCGTATCTTGGCGTATTCTCTGATGTGCAGAGAATATTTAACTATAAAAGTGAAAACGGGGTTGTAAAACAGCTCATAACGCAGAAATTTGGAACGAGTGCCAATGCGTATATAAATAAACTTATGGTAGACCTTAATGGAGGAATGAGCGGCGAAAGCGCGACACCGATAGTGGATAGATTGCTACGCAACTATAAAGCTGCGATGATAGGCTGGAATCTTTCCGTTATGTTCCAACAGCCAACAGCGATTACGAGAGCATATGCGATGATTGATGCAAAGTATATCGCCAAAGGTGCTGCGAAAAAAGGCGACTATGAAAAAGTGAAGAGGTACAGTTCTATTGCAAAATGGAAAGATTGGGGCTTCTTTACGAATAATACAGGGCGCGAGCTTAAGTCACTTTGTCTTAACAAGTCAAGTCTAACCGATAAATTTTTTGAACCTATCGGCGCTATGGATAATATCGCTTGGGGGAAGCTTTGGAATGCTGTTGAGTTTGAAATAGCCGACAAAAGACCCGAACTTGCGCGTGGCAGCGAGGAATTTTATGCGGCTTGCTCCGAGCGTTTCGAGGAAATCATAGACAGAACGCAGGTTGTCGATAGCACCCTGCATCGCTCAAATATGATGAGGTCAAACGACAGATTCGCCAAAGTGTATACTTCCTTTATGAGTGAGCCTCTTAAGAATTACAATCTTGTGAGAAGTTCGATCCGTACTGCGATAGAAGAGGGAACACACGAGGCGAGAGTGCAGGCTGCGCGCGCGGTAACAGGATTTGTGATGTCGAATCTGACGGCGGCTTTTATGGCGTCGCTTGTTGCTACGCTGCGTAACAAGATGAGAGATGATGATAAGGGCTGGCTTGAGCTTTTCGCAGAGACTTTTAAGGGGCGCTTCATTGAGAATACCATTGCGATAGAACCTCTCAGTAATACTATCGTTCAAGTTTGGGGCGGGCAAGGTACAGACAGAATGGAGCTTGCGGGTGTTGCGGATTTCTTTGCGGCACTGCAGCGGTTTGGTAAGAATCTTTGGGCGTTCTCTAAGGGAGAAGAAGAACCGTTTACCTGGGCGAAGATAAATAAGGACATCGTCGCTTCGGCGGGTAAGTGTACGGGAATCCCGACCGCGACGCTGCTTCGAGATTTTGAAGCGTTCCTCGATACCACATTCAATATGACCGATTGGTACGAGGGGCAGTATGCGAAAGCGAAGATGCTTAACAATATCGGTCTTTCTGAGAACAGAAGCAAGTTTATGAAGATATATTTTCAGGCAGTGTCGGACGATGATACAGAAGCAGCTACGATGATATACAACGATATGCTTGCGAATGGTATCTCGAAGACGTATATAGACGGCAAAAAAAAGTCTATGATGAGGGAGGCGCTTTCAAATGAAGTGGAGGATATGCGCGGGCTTATAGCTGAGTGGAACGGGCTGCCCGAAGAAGAGAGGACGGCGGAACGTAAGCGTGAGTATCAGAGCAGGCTTGACGAAAGGTTTGCCGAAGTTGAGGCTATGGGATACAGCACTACTGATATAAATAAGGCGCTCAAAAAGAAAAACTGCAGCTCGAACAAGTCGGGCAAATATCTTATGGGAAAGGCGTACAAGGCATACAGTGAGTATACGGCGAATCCGACAAGCGCAAACAAGGAAGCGTTTCTCGAATGGTATTATCCGCTACTCGACGCAGGATATGACGATGAGGATATATTGGCGGCGTTTGCGGCGATGGAGGAGTAG